TGTATTAGATTCACCTGTTATGCAGGGGACGGTAGTAAAAGATAATGAAACATATATGATTGTAGATAATGTAGAACTAAATGGTCTTACAGTATCTACCACTATATTACACCCAGAAAAGAGCACCGCCGGGCATAGTCATAAGGGCATAGAAGAGGTATATTACTTCATTAGTGGTAATGGTGATATGGTACTTGATGACAAAACTCTGCCGGTGGAGGGGCATAGCGTGATTACTATACCCGATGGAGTGTTTCATAGAGTAATAAATAATTCAAAAGAAGAAGATTTAAACTTCATCTGTACATTTAATGACAGAAGGAACCACTAGGAGATGATTATGTCGGCAAGAACACAGGCCTTTTCTGGAGAGATTCAGAAAATGGTAGACGAGGGACTTACATATTTAGAGGCTATTGCCGTCTATTGTGAGGATAATGATATTGAACCATGGACAATAAAGAAGTACATTGATGATATACTTAAAGAGAAGATTAGGGTATGTTGCGCCAAGAATAAATTGATTTGCGATGAGCTACCCCCTACATTAGTAGATGACTGAAGGTGATGCATTAAAAATATTTAAAAGCATAAGACTATACTTCACCAACAATTATAATTTAGAAAAATATGGTGTCACGGGTATAAACTTATCGGAGAGAGAATATCATAAATATAGATATTTCTCGCGCAAGGCGAAGAAGAGATTCAACACAAATGACTTTATAGAATACTGTCTATCAAATGTTCTTGGTAATGGTGACTTCGGCGATATTGTTAATATAGACCAGAATTCATTGATGATATACTTTGATTGGAAGAAACGCAATAGTAGGTTTACAAATGAGTTCAAATGTGATATAATGGCTATAAGGGACGAATTTTTGTTACCACAAAATTTAGTCTTCAATGATTTATTTAAGACCAAGGGTAGTCATCCTTTAATACTTAAAATGCTACTCGGTGGTGATATACACCAGGAAACATTCATAGGTATAAATGAAGTGGTGGGCTTTTATAAACATTTGGATGATGTACTAGATGATGATTATATTTGGAATGAGACTAGGGATAGGTTGTTGAAATATAGGAATTTTTTGAAAATTGATAAAAATAAAATAAAGGAAATAATGAAAAATGTTTATATTACATAATGACAACGAAACGGAACTCACCTGTGATGAGATAAAAAGATTAGATAAAGTTGCGTATAGACCAGAAAAAGGGGAGAATACACTCGTAACTTGGTTTAATATCAATGGTGTTATATTCGAAAGATCGTTTGCATACACCGATTGTGTATTAGCCAAAAATGACTTTGAAAGTCTTAAAACTCTTGCTCTATCTTTTGAAAAAGAATTAAAACTACTAAATGAGGAATGTGATGTCTAAACTTATGCCAGGTAAAATGGAACTCAATGAAGATCCAATTATTAATAATATATATGATGACGACAATATGGTCAATCACCCATCATACTATCAGGGCGAAAGCATTGAAGTTATCGACATTATCGAAGAATTCAATTTAGGTTTTTCTCTCGGTAATGCCATTAAGTATATTCTAAGAGCCGATTATAAAGAGGATGATATTCAAGATTTAAACAAAGCCTTATGGTACTTGGAAAGAGAATTAAAATATAGAACGGAATAGTGTTTACAATTCACTATAAATGTGTTATAATATAACTAAAGTGAACGGAAACACTATAAAGTCCGAAAATTAAAATATAACAGGAGAAGTAATATGTCGAATACAGCATTCGCAAAGATGAAAAAGAAACGCAACAATGTTGCAGATTTAACCGCTAAGTTAGAAACGGCGGGTGGTAAGAAAAAAGATTACGGCGATGACCGTATGTGGTACCCAGCGGTTGAGAAGTCAGGCAATGGATACGCGGTGATAAGATTCCTTCCACCTTCAGAAAATAATGATGTACCTTTTGTAAAGGTATTCTCTCATGGATTTCAAGGTGCCGGTGGTTGGTATATTGATGAATGTCCAACAACGGTAGAACAAGAATGTCCGGTCTGTAAAATGAACCAAGCCTTGGTATCAAGTCATGGCAATTGGGACGCTACACCAGATAAAGATAAAACACTTGTTCGTACACGTAAACGCAGAGAAGGATATGTCTCAAATGTGTTAATCATGGAAGACCCTCAGAACCCAGAAAATGAAGGCAAAGTAATGCTATTCAAATATGGTAAGAAGATCTTTGATAAACTAATCGATGCATTAAGTCCAGAGTTTAAAGACGATGAACCATTAAATCCATTCGATTACTGGGAAGGCGCAGACTTTAAGATTAAAATTCGTAAAGTTGAAGGCTACCGTAACTATGATCGAAGTGAATTTGATGCACCGACTGAACTACTTGGTGGCGATGATGACAAGTTAAGTGCTTTATATGAATCTCAATATGATTTACGTGAATTCGTAAACCCAGAGAATTTCAAACCATTTGCATTCTATGAGTCTAAATTGAATCGTATTATGGGTAAGACTCAGGTTAAACCTAGTGCTGATTCTGGGGATGATTCTCCAGTAGAAACTATTAAACCTAAAGTTGATACTACATCAGATGATGCTAGTGAAGGCGAGGGTGATGATATGTTAAATTACTTTGAAAAATTGGCTAATGAGTAAACGAAAGTAAAATCCACACCCCCCTCTGGGTTTTCACCTCGCTTCGGCGGGGTTTTTTATCGTTTAAAAATCAACGGCAGGATTTGCGTTGATTGGTGTAGTACTAAGTCCAACATTTGTTACGGATGTATTGTTAGTATTATTCGATGAAGATACCGCGGTATTACTAGCAGCATTGAGCTTAGTAAACTTCTCAATAAATTGATCAAACCGTTCTAATATATATTCTTGTTTGCGCGGATCAATATTGCCCTGCATCTTAGAAGACATCATGGATCTAGTATTGCCTAACATTTTAGGTGTTACATTGGCTGGATCAGTGTACTGACTCATCTCTTTATCAACCATACTATGAGTAGCACCTTTGATAGGATTAAAACCAAAGAAGCCTGATCCCATCTCTTTATCAACCGCGCCATGCAAGAATTGATTAATGCCAGCGAGTGATTGCTGATACTCAGCACCTATATTTCTTTTAGGTGTTGATACCTTCGTAATATTACCTTGGTCATCAGCGAGTGATTGCTGATACTCAGCACCTATATTTCTTTTAGGTGTTGATACCTTCGTAATATTACCTTGGTCATCAGACATTTGATATTTTGATTTGATTACAGGGCCCTTGTTTATTTTAACTTTGGTTGGGTTTGGTTTACTAATGCCCAGCTTGTCTTCATAGAATTTAATAGATTCATTGAGCGAATCTATCATCATTTTAGTATCCTCTCCACCACCACCAGTTTCTTTTAAGAGTTTAACATTATTTTGCAACGTCTCCAATAATTCTTTATCATCCTGTACATTTAGATTTGATTTTTCTTTCTTGGATAATTTATTATATGCAGCAACTTTCTTGGCAAGGCCAGCATCATTATCCTTGGCCACGATCACATTACCCATAGAATCAAGAGCACCACCTTTTTGTACTGCTTTAGTTTCTGCTTGAATTGCTGCAGCGGTAGTACCCATGCCTTTAGGTATTTTAATTTTAATTGGGGTTGGATCGTTAAGGTCTGTATTGGATTCAGCTTCGTTAATTTCTTTTTCTATTATTTTTAAAAAGTCATAGATCATATATGCAGTAGAAACTGCGCCAGCAAGAGCAAATAATAAACCTACTGGGCCCATCCAAGCACCTGCAAATATTAATGGGAATCTTATAACCAAGCGAGAAAATAAGCGCTTCCAACCTATTTTCTTTGCTACTTTCGCGGCCAATTTTTGTATTTTACTAAAGAAAGAAGCTTTTCCCTTTCCGGCTTTGGCAAGTTTTTTTGCTGTATTTCCTCGACCAACTTTAGTCTTAGTCTTAGTCTTAACTTTGTCAACTTTTTTAACTTTGTCAACTTTTTTAACTTTGTCTGCTTTAACTTTGTCT